GGCGGATGTAAAATACGCCGTAGCCTCCGTTTGTGGTCCCGCTCCAGTTCCAGCAATCGTCGTTACTGATCCTTTCCACGTGAGACCAGAAGCGGTCAACGACGCGTGGAGTCAGGTGCTCCAGTATAGGTTTTGCCATGGGTTTCCTTGGCGACATGGGTCCGTAGAAGCAGCTCAATGTAATTCGTCAGGCTGCGGTGATCCCGCTCGGCCAACTTTTGAAGCTCACGCTTCAATTCTGGGTCGAGGCGCATTGAGAAGGGCGCTGTTTTGGTGCTCATAGCGCTACAGTGCGCTACATAATGTCCTCTGTCAAGGGCCTTCGGGGCATGTCCCACGACATCCGCAACGCCATTGAGCGGGCCGAGATGCAGTTCGCGGCCCTGGTCTCGACCCTGCTCTCGCTCTCGGGCGAGACGGTGACCCGGCACACGGTCGAGGAGTGGCTTGCCCGCTATATCGAGGCCTACCGGCACCAGGCGGCCGTTCCGGTCCCCGATTACGCCGCTGTGTGGCCCGACGGCGAGGAAGACCCCGCCGTCTACATGGGCGAGACGGTGCACTGATGGGTCCGCTGGCGGCTCTCGCTCTCAGCCTGCTGGTCGCCTGTGCCGTCGTCGCCCTGGTGCAGAGGTGCTGGTGAGATGGACACCGTAACGTTGCGCGCCCTCGCCAGAATGATCGCCCTGATGATCGTCCTCTGGCTCACCCTCGTCGGCTTCTTCGTCATCATCGAGAACATACTGAGGTAGATCGCATGCCATCCAAATCCAAGGCCCAGGCCAAGCTCATGCGCGCCGCTGCGCACGATCCCGCCTTCGCCCGCAAGGCCGGCATCCCGCCCAGCGTCGCCAAGGAGTTCGCCGCGGCCGATCGCGCTCGCGGAAGCGACAAGCTGCCTCAGCGCAAGGGCATCAAGCGCAAGTGAGGCGGACTGCCATGATTTTCGCCCTGCTGCACGCGCTGACCCATCTCGAGGATTATGAGATCGTCCTGCGGGACGGTGAGATATACATTCGTCCGAGGCGTCGCCATGGTTGAGAACGGCGCTGCGAACACGGGCGAAGCAATACCGCCGCAACCCGCGAAACCGGCGCGGCCCTGGTTGAAGAAGTGGCAGCCGGGGCAGAGCGGCAATCCGAAGGGCCGCCCGAAATTACCGGTGGATATCAGGGCGCTGGCGAAGGAAAGGAGTCTGCACGCCTTCCGGCGGATCGTCGAACTGATAGACTCGGATGACGAGCGCGTGGCGCTGGCTGCTGCGAAAGAGGTGCTCGATCGCGCCTGGGGCAAGGCCTCGGCTGCCGATGAGGACGGCGGTGGGCGCCCGGTGACGATCAACATCGTGAGGTTCGATGACCGCGATCACGCTGCCGCACAATTGGAGGCCCCGGCCGTATCAATTCGCGCTGTGGCGGTACCTGGAGCGCGGGGGTAAGCGGGCGGTCGCGGTCTGTCACCGCCGCTGGGGCAAAGACGATCTGGCACTGCACTGGACGGCAGTGGCGGCGCACCAGCGTGTGGCCACGTACTGGCACATGCTGCCCGAGTACGAGCAGGCGCGCAAGGCGATCTGGAGCGCTGTCAACCCGCACACGGGCATGCGTCGCATCGACGAGGCGTTCCCGCGGGAGATCCGCGAGGCCACCAACGAGCAGAGCATGTTCATCCGGTTCCGCAACGGCTCGACGTGGCAGGTTGTGGGGTCGGACAACTACAACTCTCTGGTTGGCGCGCCGCCTGCGGGGTTAGTGATGTCGGAATGGGCGCTCGCCGATCCTGCGGCGTGGGCGTATCTCTCGCCGATCCTGGTCGAGAATGGCGGCTGGGCGCTGTTCCTCTACACGGCCCGGGGCCGCAATCACGGCTATTCGCTCTATCAATCTGCGCTGGGCCGGTCCGATTGGCACGTCGAGCGGCAGACGGTAGACGACACAGGTCTGTTTAACCCAGCGGCGCTGGCGGACGCCAAGGCGGATTTGGTCGCGCTGTACGGTGAGGAGGACGGCGAGGCGCTGTTTGAGCAGGAGTACTACTGCTCGTTCGAGACGGCGGTCATCGGTTCGTATTATGGCCGTATCATTGCGAGGCTCGAACGCGATCAGCGCATTACGGGCGTCCCCTACGATCCCAATTTCCCGGTCTACACCGCCTGGGATCTGGGCATCGACGATGCCACCGCCATCTGGTTCGTGCAGATGGTTGGGCGGGAGGTGCGGGTCATCGACTATTTGGAGGTGCGCGGGCAGTCGCTGGTGCAGACGGGCAACGAGGTGCTGCGTAAGGGCTATGTGTACGCTGAGCACTACGGCCCGCACGATCTCGACACGCGGGAAATGACGACGGCCAAGACGCGCAAGCAGGCGCTTGAGGAGATCGGGGTGCGGCCGATCCGTGTCGGCAGCAAATTGCCGATCGCGGATGGGATCAACGCGGTTCGGAACTTGCTGCCGCGCTGCGTCTTCGACGCGAGGAAGTGCGAAAAAGGCCTCAATGCGCTGCGTCAGTATCGCGCGGAGTGGGATGATAAGGCTAAGACGGCGCGCAAGACGCCCAAGCACGACTGGTCGAGCCATGGGGCTGATGCGTTCCGCGAGCTCGCTGTGCAGCTCTTCGACGTGCATGAGGCGGAGGCGAGGCATCGGCAGAAGGTCGCGGTCGTCGAATACGATCCCTTTCAGTTCGGCGGTCGGCATTTCGCGCGCGACCTTGAGCTTGAGGAGTTCCGCCGCCGTCAAGAGACGACAGGCCTCGACTACGACCCATTCCGTCTCTGATGCTGACCGACATTGATCTTCCGGCGCTGGAGTACATCGCCTTCAATCTGCGGCCGGAGGACCGCGAGGAGATATTCGCGCTCCTCGACCATGACAACCCAGTGCAGTTTGCGTGGCAGGCCTTCTGGTTGTTCCGCAACCAGGGGCGGGCGCGGGTGGCCTGGCACGACGGCCGTCCGGCGGCGGTGATTGGGCTGAGCGAGAATTATCCGACGGTGTGGCAGATCAGCATGTACGGGACGCGGGATTTCCGGGCGGTGGCATTTGCGTGCATGCGCTGGGCGCGCCGCAACATTGCCGAACTGATGCAGCCGCCGTTCCACGGCCGCCGCCTGCAGTGCGACAGCCGGGTGGGGCACGAGGAGGCGCAGCGTTTTCTGCGGGCGCTGGGAGCGCGCCCCGAGGGCCCGCCGATGCGGTACTACGGCAAGGATGGATCAGACTACGTGCGCTACGTGTGGCTCAAGTCAGAGAACGACGAGGCTCTGGGCAAGTGGCGGGAGATGAGAGGAGACTAGCGATGTGCTTTGGTGGCGGCTCGAAGAGCAGCAAGCCGGCGGCGCCGGCGACACCGACCTACAGCGGCGCCGACTGGACTACGACGCGCAACGAGCGGTTCCGGGCGGGGATGGCGGGGATGCCCTCGCCTGACACGCAGGGCGTGGGGTCGCCGCTGGCGACCGAGTTGGGCGGCACGCGCAAGCAGATGGCGGCCGCGGGAGGCTATTGAGATGTGCTTTGCCAAGTCGCCGACGCCGAAGGCGCCGCCGCCGCCGCCGAGCGAGCGCGATGCCAACCTGGATGCGCTGCGTGACCGCCGCCGTGCGGTGGCTGCGGCCAAGGAGTCGGGGCTCGAGTCGACGATTGCCACGAGCCCGCTGGGTCTGCCCGGCTCAGGGCCTGCGGTGGGCAAGGCGACGCTCGGCGCCTGACGCGGCTCGATAGCGCTGACCTGGGGGACCGCCGCGAGGCGGTTTTTTCATGGCCGAATACGACTACGTGCATCATCTCAAGGAGCTCTACGACTGCCGCAAGGCGGAGCGGGCGACCTGGGAGCAGCACTGGGAGGAGCTGGCGGAGTTCGTGTCGCCGCGGAAGATGGGCTTCACCGGCCTCAGGCAGGCGGGCGAGAAGCGCATGCAGCGGGTGTTCGATGCGACCGCCATCCAGGCCAACATGATGCTGGCGGCCGGACTGCACGGCATGGCGACCAACCCGGCCTCGAAGTGGTTCGCGCTGCGGGTGATCTCGGAGCGCATCGTCGATGAGAACGGGGAGGATGTGGACATCAACGAGGTGCCGCTGGTGCGCAAGTGGCTCTCCGATGTCGAAGGGATCATCTGGCAGCGTATTTATCAGCCGGGCGTGGGCTTCTCGGGCAGCGTGGTCGAGCTCTACCAGGACCTCGCCTGCTTCGGCACGGGGATCATGTTCATTGGCCAGCGCAAGGATGGCGGACTGCTCATGCAGACCCGCTCGCTGGCCGAGTGCCTGATCGATGAGAACGCGGACGGCGAGGTCGATACCGTCATGCGCTCCTTCCACATGACCGTGCGCCAGATGATGCAGATGGCGCGCGACCACGGCTGGCAGGTGTCGGAGCGGGTTAGGAAGCTCTACGACGAGAAGAAGTACGACGAGAAGATCAGGATTATCCACTCGGTGCACCCGCGGGAGGACCGCGACCCGACCAAGAAGGGGCCGCGGCATATGCCGTGGGCGTCGTGTTATTTCGAGCACGAGGACTGCAACGTGCTTGAGGAGTCGGGGTTTCCGGAGTTTCCCTACGTGTGCCCGCGCTGGAGCAAGGTGGCTGGCGAGATCTACGGCCGCTCGCCGGCGATGACGGCGCTGCCCGACATCAAGATGCTGCAGGCCATGGCGCTGACCATGATCAAGGCCGGGCAGAAGTGCGCCGACCCGCCGCTGTGGCTGAGGGACGACGGGGTGATCGGCGGCACGCGGACGGTACCCGGCGGCATCAACTATTGGCGCGGCAACCCCAACGAGGGGGTGATGCTGATGCCGACCCCGGACAAGCTGCCGTGGGTCAAGGAGGACATGGAGCAACTGCGCAACTCGATCCGCAATTCGTTCCACGTCGACATCCTGCAGATGGTCGACGAGCGCGAGATGACGCTGGGCGAGGCGCGCATGCGGCTGATGGAGCGCATGCGGCTGATGGGGCCGCTGGTGGCGCGGCTTGAGAGCGAGTTCCTGGGGCCGCTGGTGACGCGGGTGATGGGCATCCTGACGCGCCAGGGGCTGATTCCGCCGCCGCCGCCCATCATCGAGGACCGCGAGTACGTGGTTGAGTTCATCTCGCCCATCGCGCAGGCGCAGAAGCAGGAGGAGGCCAACGGCCTCATGCAGGTTTTCCAGTACCTGTCGCCGCTGGGCGAGCAGGGCATGGCTGCGCTTCTGCAGCGCAAGATCAATCCTGACAAGCTGGTCGACTGGCTGTGGAACCTGTTCAACGTCGATCCCGATCTCCTGAACTCGGATGAGGAGATCGCGGCCATGGAGCAGCGCGCCCAGCAGATGCAGGCGGTGGCGGCGGCGCAGCCGGCGGCCGATGCCCTGCAGAAGGGGGCGGGCGCGGTCAAGGCGCTGGCCGATGCCAACGCCTCGGGCGGCGTCGATCTGGGCGGGCTCGTGGGGCAGGTGGCGCAGAACGTTCAGAGCGATCCGCGGCTGATGCGGCAGTTGCGTGAGCAGCTTTCGGGCCGCGGCAGTGAGCTGGTGCAATGAGCAGATTTGACGACGACGAGCTGGCGGCCGCCATCCGGACGGTCGAGCGGCGGCGGGAACGGCATCGGCGGCAGGTGGCGGCGGCCTGGCAGGCGGTGGCGGCGACCCGCGAGGGCCGCATGGTGATCGCCGATCTGCTCGGCTGGTGCCATGTTTTTCACCCCATCGAGGAGACGGACCCGATCCGGCTCGCCACGCGCAACGGCGAGCGCAACATCGGGCTGATGGTGGCGCGGATGCTGGCGACCGACCCGGCCGAGTTCCCGGCCGAGATGCGCCGCAACGATGAGGCGGCCAAGGAGTGGATGGGCGATGCCGAGTACCGGCGGCTGGTCAACAGCTATTTCACCGGCGGCACGTCCAGTCACTAGCGTTCAATCTCAGGACAAAGAGGGTTTATGGAACAGCAGATCGACGGATCGACGCTGCTGACGGAGGGTGGGCCTCCGGCGGCGGACGGCGGCAATCCGGCAGAGGGTCAAGGCACGCCCGCGCCGGGTACGAAGGAGAGGACCGGCGGGGCGGCGGAGGACTGGCGGGCAGGCTTGCCCGAGGAGTTGCGGGAGAGCCCGTCGCTCGCCAAGTTCAAGGACCCGGTGGCGCTGGCCAAGGGCTACGTGCACCTGGAGAAGCTGGTGGGGTCGGACAAGGTGCCGAAGCCTGTGTCCGACGACGACAAGGAGGGCTGGGAGCGCTGGTATGCGGCGGCCGGACGCCCGGAGGCCCCGGACAAGTACGAGATTGAGGTTCCCGACCCGCCCAAGGGGGTCGACGTTCCCTACGACAAGGAGGAGGAGGCGTTCTGGCGCAAGCTCGCGCACGAGAACGGCCTGTCACAGAAGCAGTTCGCCAACCTGTGGAAGGTGGGCGTCAAGACCCGCCTGGATCAGGCGGTGGCCTGGCAGACCGAGCGCCAGCAGGCGCGGGAGAAGGCGACCGAGGCCTTGAAGCGGGAGTGGGGACAGAACTACGACGGGAACGTGGCGACGGCCCGCATCGGGCTCAAGGAGTTCGCCGATCCCGACTTCTACCAGTATCTTGAGGAGACCGGCCTCGGCAACGACCCGCGCATGACGCGGGTGTTTGCCCGCATCGGGCAGAAGCTGTCCGGAGACGGACGGCTCAAGGGCCCGCGGCAGAGCGAGACGCAGGCCGTCGACCTCGACAAGGCGATTGCCGACTACCGGTCGAAGTACGGCAAGGAGCTGTTCGACCGCACCCATCCCGATCACGACCGCCGCGTGAAGGAGTACAATGATCTCTTTGCGCAGCGGTATCCGGAGCCCATCCGATGACGATGAGCCCGGAGGAGATTCGCCTCAAGTGCGTGGAGCTCGCCATCCCGGCCCAGATGAACAACTGGGACCCGGCGTGGGTTGTGCAGCGCGCGGAGGCGTTGCTGGCATTCGTGCTGGCCGGAGGGGAGAACCGCGCCGCGGCCCCCGCGCATCCGGCGGCGTCTGCCAGAGTTGCAAGCCCGGACAAGCCGCCTGCGGCCCCGGCAAAGCGTCGAGTGGCTGAGCGAGCCTGAAAACGCAGAACACGGCCCGGCCTGGAGCCGGACAACCTGGGTTCGAACCAAACCCCTGAAAGCCAACCGGATAAGGAGGATGGACCATGTCTGTCCAGATCACGGAGGCTATGGTTCAGCAGTACCGTAGCTCCGTCTATCACCTTGTGCAGCAGAAAGGGTCGAAGCTGCGCAAGGCCTGCCGTGTCGAGAGTGTGACCGGCAAGAATGCGTATTTCGACCAGATCGGCGCGACTGCGGCGCGCCTGCGTACGTCCCGGCATTCGGACACGCCGCGCATGGATACGCCGCACTCAAGGCGGCGTGTTTCGCTGGCCGATTATGACTGGGCCGACCTCATTGACAATGAGGACCAGGTTCGGCTGCTCATGGACCCCGCCTCGATGTATGCGCAGGCGGCCATGTACGCCATGGGCCGGGCCATGGATGATGTGATCATCGCCGCGGCGGATGGTACCGCGTATACCGGCGAGAACGGCTCGACCGCGACCCCGTTCGACAGCAACATGATCGTCGACGTGCAGGTGCGCTGGCCGGGCGTGAGCGCTGCCGACTGCGGGCTCAACGTTGCCAAGCTCATGGAAGCGGCCAAGCTTCTGGGGGCCAACAACGTCGATCCCGACGAGGAGAGGTGGTGCGTCGTCAACTCGCGGCAGATCAAGTCGCTGTTGATGGACACCCGCGTGGCGAGCCACGACTACAACACGATCAAGCCGCTCTATGACGGCCAGATCGTGCGGTACATGGGCTTCAACCTCATCAGTTGCGAGCGGATCGGCACCGATTCCAACGGTGACGACAAGGTCCTGTTCTGGGCCGGCAACGGGATGCTGCTGGCCGTCGGCAAGGACATTACCGGGCGGATTTCCGACCGTCCGGACAAGAACTACGCGACGCAGGTGTTCTCATCCATGTCGATCGGGGCAACCCGCATGGAGGAGGCGCGCGTGGGCTACATCGAGTGCGACCCGACCAAGGGTCCTGAAGGCAACCTGTGATGAGGGAGGGCTGATACCATGGCTGTTGTT